TAGGGGCTTTTTCTGCCGCTAAAGCGTTTGGTACTCCAACTATCAGTAGTCCGTATAGGACCAGCATTGTTAAATGCGGTTTTTCATAACTTTGCACTCGGTCTCCTAGGCTAGAAGGCCAGTCCTAACTTCGTATGCCTGTCACACATACTAAGCAACTCGGCCTCTTTCTGCCAAGTTCGGTCTGCAACCCTTTTGTTACGGAGGTGCTGATGGCCAGATTGCTCTGGCCATACCTAAACCCTAGCAGTAACTACAGGGGGTCAGCAACCAAGAACTACGTGTAGAATAAAGTTTCTTAATCTGAGAGGAATATCACATGTCACAATGGTCAGCTCCATGGAATGCACCAAAAGTCCAGGTAGATACAGTAATTGAGCCTGTAGTAGAGGCTGTCGCACCAACACAAACAACTACACCAGAGCCTGAAGTAAAAGCAACTCCTGCTAAAGAACCTGTAAAGAAGTCTGAAACTCCTGCTGAAGAAGAATGAGAATAGAGCGCATCGTTACGCGGCAAGGGCACCCCGTACCGGAAACAGCGCATCAGCCTAAAGGACCGTTTCCACCAGAATTATTTGAGTCCTCACCAATCGTAACTGACTATCAACCCCAACCAGATGGCGGGGTTGATGTGCCTATGGGCGGAACAGCACAGAATAACTTTCAAGCTGTGCGCTGGTTTAGGTGTAAAGTATGTGATGCTGTACTACGTGAACAAGAAGTAGATGATCATAATTGTGAGGACTAATCGTGGCAAATCCAAGAGACGTGGGCCCCTTCTATTGGCACACGCTTGTTTACCCTGTAAAGCCTAAAGAACTTTGGGAACGTGCAGAAACTCAAGAAATAGCAGAACCATATAGAGGTGGAGTTGGGGTATCAATTAGACTACCGCTCACTAGACTGGCTATAGTTGTCGGTAAGTGGAATGCTAGTTTTGATGAGGGACAGGCACTAACAAACGCTATACGAGGCAGATATCTTCCAGAAGAAGAAGTTGACTGGGAGTACATACGATACGGAGCAAAAGATGGGGACAATGTTTAAGAAGAAGCGTAACCCGGAACGTGAACGCACAAAAGTTGAGAAGCGTGTGGAATCTCTACCTACTTCAGAACTTCTGCCTTGGGTGGAAAACGCTCTGTACGCTATAGGCAAGAACCTATCTGTTTGGCAAAAAACACAGGACGCGTACGCTTTAGAAGAGGCACGCATGGGTGCAGAGGTACTACACGTCATTCTTGAAACAGTAAAGAAAAGAAACCCCTAATGAGTGAGTTTGAGCATAACGATCAATTCGAAGAGATAGATCCCGAAGAACTCCTGCTTGATGAGGAAGATGACGATCTACCTGAAGAAGAACCCGATGAGCTAGATGAACTCTCTAAAGAGTTTGTAAAGGCACTGGTAGAGAAGATCATGCAGTTTCAAGAAATGCTGGTTGGCTATAAGCTGCACTCTTACCAAGCACCTTTAGCACGTAGAATTATTGAATCGGTAATTATTAACGACGGTGAAGAAGTAACTGCCCTAGCTTCACGTCAGTCCGGTAAGTCTGAAACTATTGCAAATACGGTAGCTACCCTTATGGTTATCCTCCCAAAGCTTGCCAAGATGTACCCCGATCTTTTAGGTAAGTTTGGTGACGGTATCTGGGTAGGTATGTTTGCCCCTATTCAATCTCAGGTTGAAACCCTATACGGACGTACAGTATCCCGCCTTACTAGCGAAAGAGCGTTAGAGGTACTAGGCGACCCGGAGATCGATGATATGGCTACTAAAAGTCCCGGAGTTATTAGAAACATCAAGTTAAAGCACAGCGGCAGTACCCTTATGATGATGACCGCTAACCCTCGTGCAAAGATTGAATCTAAGTCTTTCCACCTTATTATTATTGATGAGTGTCAAGAAGCAGACGACTTTGTAGTTTCAAAGTCTATCGCTCCTATGGGTGCTTACTACAACGCTACCATCGTAAAAACTGGTACCCCTAGCACGATGAAGAATAACTTCTATAGAGCTATTCAACTAAACAAGCGTCGTCAGACTGGTAGATCTGCAAAGCAAAACCATTTCCAATGGGACTGGCGAGATGTGGCAAAAGTAAACACCAACTACGAAAAGTTTATTAAGAAAGAGATGCTTCGTATTGGCGAGGACTCAGACGAGTTTCAGCTTTCCTACAACTGCAAGTGGTTACTAGAGAGAGGTATGTTCGTCACCTCGTCTATTATGGACGATCTGGGGGATACTTCTCAGGAGCTTATTAAGAGCTGGCACAGGTCTCCAGTTGTTGTAGGTATTGACCCAGCTAGAAAGATGGACTCCACGGTCGTTACAGTTGTATGGGTTGACTGGGATCGTCCTGATGAGTTTGGATACTACGATCACCGAATCTTAAATTGGTTAGAAATTCAAGGAGATGACTGGGAAGAGCAGTACTTCCAGATTGTTAACTTCTTGGGAAACTACGACGTACTAGCTATCGGGGTAGACTCTAACGGAGTTGGAGATGCCGTAGCCGGTAGATTAAAGATACTAATGCCTAGGGCAGAAGTAATACCAGTAACCTCAAGCCCTACAGAGCAGTCTAAGCGTTGGAAACACATGCAGGCCTTGATTCAACGTCAAATGGTGTCCTGGCCAGCCCATGCTAAAACACGTCGACTACGTACTTGGAAAAAGTTTTACCAACAAATGACTGATGCGGAAGTGCAATATAAGGGCCCAAACTTTATGGTTTCTGCCCCTGATGAAGCTCATGCCCACGACGACTTTGTGGACTCCCTAGCCATAGCTTGTTCTATGACTCAGGATATGGTTATGCCTACTGTGGAAGTAAGCTCCTCACCATTTTTTTCCTAATTTAGCATTTAAAAACCCGCCTTAAGGTAGAGACTTATACCTGAGGACCCTCAATCCCTATGCATAAGGAGTAAAAATGGCAGTAGAGAACATTGCCCCAACCCCTCAGTTCCCTGAGAAAGTTGGCGCAACATATGAACGCAAGATGGCAGAAGCAATGCCAGGCCTACGTGGCCCACTTCGCTTTGAAGAAGGTATTGCAACTGACACCGACGTCCCTAACGATTTTCAGTTGGGACTCGATCAAGGATATGACACCCCAGCGGGTCGTCCAAACCACAATGTAAACGTGTTTGAAAAGTATCCTGAAGAAACAATGAAGCAGCGTGCACATGTCGGCTCAGCCGCATGGGTAGAGGCACCTGCGTACCTCGGTGAGTTTTCACAAGGTAACTTCGGAGATCACTCTCAGGTTGTTATCGAAGAGGTAATCCGTTCAGGCGGTCGCTACCAACGTATGAATCCTGCTCAAGTAGCAGACTAAGTACAGTAGACTATCTAAGGCCCCCAGCCTCGTACCCCTTCTCCGAGGCTGGGTGCTTTACTAACAGGAGGACTAAATGGCAGATGTTCCAGCAAATCCAAAACTTTGGAATTTGTTACTGCGTCAAGCTAAAGCAAAGTATCCTTCTCACGGTAAGAATTTAGCATTTCCAGCTTCTAAGTGGTTGCGTGACGAATACTCTAGACAAGGGGGCAAGTTTGTAGGTTCTAAGAGAGAAGTTGATCCAAAGCTACGTGATGTAAAGCAAGATCAAGAAGATGCTAAAAAGCGCAAACTTGCAGAAAAAAAGAAAAAAGAAAAACAAAAAGGGTTCTTAAATTAAGATGGGGAGTTGTGAATAATGGCTGGTGGTATTGATTTTTCACCTCCCAGTTATAGAGCTGCGTCCTCTGACTTAACAATTTCTATTTCTCCTCTTGGCTTAGTTGAGCTAGCGGATGAAGAGTTTGAAGTTCACGGTCCAAGACTAAATCGCTACTCTCTTAACTGGGCAATGTATCTTGGGCATCACTGGTCATACCGCCGTGAGATCGGTGAATCTCAAATGGTATACAACTATTACAGAGCTTTTACTGACTACATCATTAACTTTACTTTTGGTCGCGGAGCTTCTTTCCGTAGCCCTTCAGAAACAGAAGCTATCGTTCCAGACGTTCTAAAACGAGTTTGGGAAACAGATAACGACAAGTATTCAATTATGTGGGAAATGGGACAACAAGGCGGAGTTTCTGGAGACTGCTTTGTTAAGGTAGCCTACGAAGAGGGATATGAAGATTCCATCGGTAGGTTTCACCCAGGAAGAGTAAGAATCCTTCCACTTAACGCTTCTTTTTGTTTTCCAGAGTTTCACCCACATGATCGTTCACGATTAATTCGTTTTAAACTTAAGTACCGCTTCTGGGGCACATCTGCCGAAGGTACTAGATCTGTATATACATACACAGAAATCCTTACAGATGACCGCATTGAAGAGTACATCAACGATGAAATTATTGACTCTCGTCCAAATCCAATTGGCGTAGTTCCAGTCATTCATATTCCTAATACCCGAGTTTCTGGTTCTCCATGGGGCTTGTCAGATTGTCACGACATTATTGTTCTTAATCGTAATTACAACGAAGTAGCAACAGATATCGCAGACATTGTCAACTACCATGCGGCGCCAGTTACAGTAATCACAGGCGCTAAGGCCTCTTCCCTTGAAAAAGGTCCGAAGAAGGTCTGGGGCGGGCTACCAAAAGACGCTCAAGTCTTTAACCTAGAAGGCGGCGGACAAGGCCTTCAAGGTGCAATGGAGTACCTAAAGATAATCAAGACTGCTATGCACGAAATGATTGGTGTTCCAGAAACTGCACTTGGACAAGTACAGCCAATTTCTAATACTTCTGGCGTTGCACTATCTATTCAATACCAGCCTTTGATGAACCGATACAATCAGAAGATTGTTCAATACGGAGAAGGTATTCAAAAGATCAACGAACTTGTACTACTAACACTAGCCTTTAAAGAACCAGAGGTGTTCACATATAACCCTCTAATGAATGGCCCTATCAAGCCAGGTCAGCTTCCTCAATTAGATCCTCAAGATCCCATGACCTTCCAGACTCACGTTCATTTCCCACCACCTTTGCCACTAGACAAGTTAATTGTTCTTAATGAAATTCAAACAAAGATGCAAATGGGCCTTGAAAGCCGTGAAGGAGCTCTACGTCATTTAGGAGAAGAATTCCCTGACGAGAAGCTAGAAGAAATTCGTGCAGAACTCATCAGAGACGCTAAGGCTGATGGCGCACTACAACTTATAAAGACTCAAATAACCTCATCAATTGCTTCCTTGACCGGAATGCTTCCTGACGGGGAAATGCCTCCTGGCGCACAGCCTGGAGAAGGTATCGGTCCTGGCCCAACAGGACAGCCTGGGGTAGTAAGCCCGCTAGAAGACGGCGTCTTACAGGAGCTCCAGCAGGTACAAGTA